GGATAGAATTAATTTAAAAACAAATATAGAAATGACAGAAGAAGTAAAAAAAAGCATCGTAACTGATGTAATTGATGGGGTTAAAACCTTTTTCGCTTCGAACAACGAAGCTGCACCAATGGCAGAAGAAGTAGTAAAAGAAGAAGTAAAAGCTGAGATGCCTGCATCAGATGTTGAAGCATTAAAAGATGCTTTAAAAGAAGTACTAGCACAATTCTCAACAGATGTAGATGCTAAACTAGAAACTTTAAAAGCTGAATTTACGGCTCAAAATGAAGTTAAAGAAAAAGAAATTGAAACTTTAAAAGCTGAATTAAACAAGCAGCCAGAAGTGGAAAGCGTTAGCGTTTCTCCTGAAGCTAAAGCAGAAGTAAAATTAAACAAACAATCAACTAAAAGAGAAAGTGTAAAAGATAGAGTTTTTAAAAACTTGTCTGAAAACTTTTGGAACTAATCAAAAAAAAAGAATTAAGAAATGGCAACAACAGAAACAATTAGCAGTAACTACGCAGGAGAAGCGGCATCAAAGTTTTTCTCTAACGTTTTATTAGCACCTACAACAATTACTAACGGTGGTGTATCTTTTCAAGATGGTATCCGTTATAAATGGAACTTACCGACATTAAATATGTCAGGGATTATCGGTAACGCTTCATGTGACTTTACAGACATCGGAACAGTAACAAGAGCTGAACGTGTTTTAACAGTAGAGGGTGCAGAGGTTAACCTTAAATTATGTAAATCAAAATATAGACCTACTTTTGATCCAATGGGTGCGTCTTATTGGTCAGGTTTAGCACCTGAATTTGCTTCACACCTTATTGGTTTAGTAGGTTCTAACGTAGCACAAAATAGAGAGTTAACAATTTGGCAAGGTGCAACTGCAACAGTTGGAGAATTTGATGGTTTTGAAACTATCTTTACAGATGAAGCATTACAACCAGCTGCATACGAAATAGCAGGTACAACTGTAACGGCTGCAAATGTTATAGCTCAATTACAATTAGTAGTAAATGCTGCTGATAGCGCATTATATTCTAACGAAACTTTTGCAATTAGAGTAGGTACAAACATTATTAAACATTATATCGCTGCACAGGCTGCATTAGGTTATTTAGACAGATACAATGTTGATAAAACAGAATTAAACTTCCAAGGAGTGCCATTAATTCACTGTGCTGGAATGTCTGACGATGTAATGTTTGCAACTTACGCTGATAACCTTTATTACGGTATTGGAGAAGCTGGAGATGCTCAAAGAGTTGATGTGATAGACCAACAACCTTTAGATGGTTCTGATAACGTTAATGTCGTTATGAAATGGGCAGACGGAGTTGTATGTGCAAATCCTGCTGACGTTATCACTTACGGTATCACAAATTCAGGTAACTAATTAATTAAACATTAATCATATTAAAGGTGGTAAGTTACAAAGCTGCCACCTTTTTTATTTAAAAACATAAAAAAATATGTCATGTGTACTAACATCAGGTAGAACAGAGCCTTGTAGAGATAGCATTGGGGGTTTAAAAAATATATTCCTAATCGATTACGTTGAGGACTCTTTTACAATTAGCGCAGGCGAAGGAACTGCAATAGACGCTGGAATTTCAGACGTTTATAAATATGAATTATTAGCAGATGGTAATACATTTGTTGAAACTGTAACAACAGACGCAAATACAAATAACACTACTTATGAGCAGGTTTTAACTGTTGTTTTAAAGAAACAAGATTTAGCTTCTACAAATGAGTTAGACGTTATATCAAAGGCTCGACCTATTGTAGTTGTTCAATATAGAGATGGCTCTTACAAAGTGCAAGGAATTTCAGACGGTACAGTAGTAACAGGAGATAATCAATCAGGTGGTGCAAAATCTGAATTTAACGGTTATAATAGAACGTTTACTGCTACTGAAACATCGCCAGCACCATTTTTAGATAGTGCAACAATAACGGCTTTATTAGCTCTAGTAAGTGCGACTAATATTAACCCATAGTATTCAAATCTACTATTAAAAATTATGCATCTGTAAAAGGGTGCATTTTTTTTTAAACAAAAACATACTTTTTAGCGTTATAAAGTATGAGAGTATTAAAACTTACAGGAGATAGACTTATAAACGTTGTTTTAAGAGATTACGCAAAGGAAACAGTACGCTATGATGTTAAATTCTATAACGAAAATACAAAGGCTATATCTACATTAGAAGTCACTAAAACAGTTGCAGAGATACAAGCAAACAGTAATATGTTACAATTTGTATATACAGAGGATAGAGTAGAGGGCGACGAGTTTTCATTTTATATTTACGGCAAAGGAGAAGCCCCTATTTTACACAGAAATAAAATATTTTTTACGGACAAAGTACCACAAAATTATAGCATAAATGAATAATAATATATCACTAATTCAATTATCTAATTACGTTGCACCAGATATACAAGAGAATGTAGGTCGTAAATGGGTAACAAATGGTAAGAATAATAATTTTTATCAGTATATAATTGACAGATACAACGGAAGCCCTACAAATGAAAGCGTTATAAACGTTTATAATTCTCTTTTATATGGTCGTGGTATTGTAAAAAAAGGAAGTACAGATTTATACGATGAACTAAACGAGTTATTTTCAAAAAATGAACAACGTAAAGCGTTATCAGATTTTAAAAAATTCGGTTTATTTAGTTTAAAATTAGTTAGAAGCGTTGGTGGTGGTGTTGCATCTATTAAACATTTTCCTATTGATAAGTTAGCAATGTCTAAAGCTGACGATAAAGGGAATATAAATAGCGTATTTTATAGCTTCGATTGGAATAATCCTCACAAGTATAAGCCTGAAGAAATGCAGTTATTTAAAGGCAAAATGACTGAAAGAGAAATGATACTTTTACATAAACCGTATCAGGCAGGAAACTTTTATTTTGCTTATCCTGATTATATGGCAGCGTTGCAATATTGTGAGATTGAGGAGGAAATAAGCAATTTTAGTATTAACCATATAAAGAATGGGTTATCTTTTGGCTATGTAATTAACATGAATAATGGCGGTTCGGTTTCAGATGAGCAAAAAAATGAAATAGAGCGACGTATAAAAGATAAATTAACAGGAAGCAGCAACGCAGGAAAGTTTATTTTAAGTTTTAATGATGGCAAAGAAGCAGAGGTTACTGTAACATCATTAGACGTTAACGATGCACATAACCAATGGGAAAGCCTACGAGACGATGCAAAGTATCAAATTTTAACATCTCACGGAGTTACAAGTCCTTTATTGTTTGGCATATCTACTGCGACAGGTTTTGGAAGTAATGCAGACGAACTAGATACGGCTTCTAAATTGCTACAAGATTATCAAATCACACCAAAACAAGAAGCGTTTTTAGATGCTATTAAGCCAGTTTTAGAAATTGCAGGACTAGAAACTGATTTAGAATTTTTAGAGTTAAGAGAGACGTATGTAAGTGATGCAAATGTAATAGAGCCAATAGTAAAAGATAATGCAGTAGAACAATTAGATGAAAATGTTAATCTAAATAGTCATATATGTATGAGTGACGATTTAGAAGCTACTGTTGAACTTGCGGATCATTTAATTAGTTTTGGCGAAGATTTAAACGAAAAAGATTGGTATTTATTAGCCGTTAATGAGGTAGATTATGAAACTGATGATATTATTTACGAGTCTTTAAAATTTGCTACAAGTACAGGAGTTGCACGACCAAACGCTAAAAGCGCACAAGATAGCGATGACATCGTTATAAGATATAGATATGTAGGTAATCCAGCACCACAAAGAGAATTTTGTTTAAAAATGATTTTTGCAAATAAACTGTATCGCAAAGAAGATATTCTGCAAATGGAAAAAAGCGGAATAAATGATGGCTTTCAAAAAGGAGGTAAAACTTTAAACCCTGGAGGGTCTTATTCTATATGGAAGTGGAAAGGTGGCGGTAAAATGAGCGCAAAATATCCTAACGGAACTTGTAAGCATAAATGGCAAAGAGAGATTTATTTGAAGCGTGGCGGTGGTGTAGATGTTAATAGTCCACTAGCTAAACAAATAAGCGTACAAGATGCAAGACGTAGAGGTTATAGTGTACCAAGTAATAACTATAACGTAGGTATAACACCACATCAAAATAAGAGTTAATTATGGCACTAATAACATCGCAAGAAATTAAAACGAATACGTCAATGGGTGGCAATATAGACCCTGACAAATTTATGCACCTATTATATGATGTTCAGGTATTAATATTAGAGCCATCTTTAGGCACTGCATTATATGATAAAATTGTAACAGATTTTGAAGCTGATAATTTATCAGGCGACTATTTACAATTATTTAATAGTTATATAAAGCCTGTGTTATGGCATAGCGTTTATGCTCAGTATTTAAGAGATGGTATCATATTAGCGCAAAATACAGGTATTTACGAAAACTCGCCAGAGAATGCAAGTCAAGCAGATATTGAAAATGTAAAGTATGTTTCTAAATCGGCACAAAGTAAAGCTGATGTGTATCTTGAGCGTATGGAACGTTATTTATGTGATAAATCAATTCCAGAGTATAGCAATTCACAAGATAATGATTATGATTTAGAGCCTAAAGAGATTAATACTATAAGCGGTTGGTATTTGCCAAATGGGGGAGAATATCCATACGCTAAATATTTGAAAAATAATGACTAAAAAGAGTTATAAACGTAAGCGTGACGACAACGAAGTTAAGGCAGAGCATTTGCAAAAAATGAAAATATATTTAAAAAAAATAGATAAATTAATAAATAAGAATAACAATGGGACAATTTAGTAATAGACCAGACTTTGTAACGGAAGCGTTAAGCGTATCAGCAGGAGATGCAGGTTTAGACAGTGTAGTATTATTTGTAGGTACAGGCGGAGATTTAGAAGTAGTACCAGCAGGACAAGCAACAAGTGTAATCTTTAAAAATGTTGCAGATGGCAGTTTTTTGCCGATAGTAATAACAGAGATTAAGTCGGCAGGAACTACTGCGAGTGATTTAATCGCATTAAAATAATAAGCTATGTATATACCATTCGGAATAGGTAAAAGGACTTGGTTTGGTAGAGCAAGCGGTGGCGGTGCAAACCCTAACTTCATATTCACAGTTAAAACAGACAACGCAGGTACATCAACAGATAACCAATTTACAATACCAACAACGGGTACAGGATTTTTGTATGATATTACGACAAGTGATGGTTATACTGCGACAGGTGTTACAGGTAATCACACTATAACATTTCCTAGTGGTGCAGGTACGCATACTGTTACTATAAGTGGTGCGTTTCCACAATGCTATTTTAACAATGGTGGAGATAAGGCTAAATTAATGAGTATTGAGAATTTTGGAATATATGCTAAAGGTAGTACAAGTCAATATGCTGCTTTTTATGGTTGTTCTAATATGGTTATAAGTGCAACTGATATAGGTAATTTTGGTGATGTTACTAATTTTTATAGAACTTGGCAAAATTGCACAAGCCTAACATCATTTCCATTGTTAGATACAAGTAGTGGTACTACTTTTCAAAGTGCTTGGTATAATTGCAATAGTTTAACATCATTCCCATCAAACGCATTTGACACTAACATAGCAACTAATTACACTAATGCTTTTTCAGCAACAAACCTAACAACGCAGTCAATAGACGACATATTAGTGAGTTTAGACACAAGTGGTGTTAGTAACGGAACGTTTACACAAAGTGGTGGTCAAGCACCAAGCGCAACAGGCGAAGCAGCAATAGATAGTTTAGTAGGTAAAGGTTGGACAATAACAGTAACAGGTGGGTATGTGCCTATCGCACAATTCCCAAATTGGGAAGATAACAACGTTGATGGTAGTTTATTTTTAACAGCGTTAAACGATAACCTATCTACTTTTGATGCTAATGAGATT